GGCAGGTGTAATAGTAATGCCGGGCGCCGGTCTTGCTGGTACCGGAATCGCCGATCATGGCAGAGCTGCAGTGGCCGCAGAAGGCTTTACCGGTGAGCAAGTAATCCACGGCGCCCTGCTCCACATGCCGGCCGGTTTTCCCCTTCATGCGCTGCGCCTCCAGGAAGGTCTTTTTATCGATGATGGCGGGCATGCCATTTTCCACGCGAATGGATCCCCAGATATAGGTACCTGTATATCGTTCATTAGAAACAACGCGGAGGACAGACTGATCAGACCAGCGCTTGGAGCGGGAGGTGGTCAGGCCGCGGGCATTCAGATCCGCGCAGATCCTGGCGGCGGAAAAACCTGTAGTATACTTATCAAAAATATAGCGCACGAGCTCCGCTTCGTCCGGCGAGAGGGCATAGCGGCCATCGGGGCCGCGGATGTAGCCGAGGATCCTGGTGCCGTTATAAAGGCACTTCATGGCATTATCAGTCATGCCTCTGGTGACATTCTCTGATAATTGACGGCTGTACCATTCCGCGGTCGCTTCCAGCATGCCTTCCAGGAGCACACCTGCAGAACCTTCCGGGATGGGTTCCATGGCATAGAGGACTTTTACGCCATGCCGGCGGAGGCGGCCCTTGAACAGGGCAGACTCTTCCCGGTTGCGCCCGAAGCGGTCCACCTTCCAGGAAATCACGGTGTCGAAGGTTCCACCCTCCGCGGCGGCCATCATAGACTGAAAGGCGGTGCGGGCGGAAGCGTTCTTGAATCCGGACCGGGCGTGATCCGCGTATTCATGCACGATAGTATAGCCTTCCCGCTTCGCAAAGGCGCGAATATCCGCAAGCTGCTGCTCGATAGAGACATCACGCTGGCCCGCGGAGGAATAGCGCGCGTAGGCCACGGCCGTCCTGGGAGAGCAGGAAGGCGTTTTTGTTTTTTTCATTCCTTATCAATCCTCTGATTGTGAACAATGGTGGCAACGCCGGCTTTGATAATTTTGTTGAAATCCATGACGACGCATCCTATTCTTCGTAGTTATCCATAAACGTTCCGAGATCTACCAGCGGAGATCTATCCTTCTTTTTTGCGGCAAGGTGAAAATCAATATACTCTTTGATGTGAGGGGTAAAAAGATCACGCACCCGGCGGTTCAGATCCGGATCCACATGAGCGCCGGGGATTCGCTGCATATCTTCCACGCATTCATCAGAGCAGCCGGTGGTATTAGCCAGGACGTTCATGGTAAATGGCATGGCAGAATCCTGCAGGAGGCGGAGGACCGGCCGGGGGCTGATCAGATGATGAGCGAAGCACATGGCTTCAGCCAGGCGGACTTCCTTCGGCCGGGTCATGCCATCATGGCCCAGGACAATGTGGCCGAACTCGCGGGCAATGCCGCGCCAGATAATCTCAAAAGGCAGGCGCATGTTATAAACGACGACATAACGCACATCGTCCAGGCCGGGCATCTGAAGATGGAAGGTAGCGGCATCCTGGTTGCCGAAGATCGGGACCAGGTCTGAACGATTGATGCCGGCTTCGTCCGCCATGCGGGTATAGGGCACGACACGGACGCCGGGATAATTCAGCAGAATCGGCAGAGGGTTAATAGGGGTTTCACTGATATTGTGCTCAATTAAAAGTTCCATGGCAGCGGTGGCGGCCCGGTCATAATCTGGGGTGTTAATCATCGTTGTCAATCCTTTCTTTGAGTGCTGGCATAAGCGCGAACGATAGCGAGGATCTGATCCTTCTGATCTTTCGACATACTTTCCATCATAGTAGACACGGCATGGATCTGAGGATCATCGTTTGTAGAAACGGGCTCCTCACGTTCATCGGTCCATCCAGCAAGATAACCGGGCGTAGTACCGAACATGGCAGCCATCTTTTCCAAATTGTCAAGCGGGATATTTGTGACAGTACCCTGTTCATATTTATAGATAGCCTGACGGCCTACACCAAGACGTTTTGCGACATCATCTAAAGTCAAGTTATTTTTCAACCGCAATTCGCGGATACGATCACCAGAAGAACTCATCTGAATCAACTCCTTCAAATAGATAATACTATGAGTTTACAAAAATGTAAATAAAATTCCAAAAAGTAGCTTGACAAGCGACATAAGGCGGTGTTATCATACGAGTAACTTAGGAAGCGACAACTGAAAAGAGGTGAAAAAGGTGATCAATGTAAATCTTATCAGGGCCAAGATCGTAGAGAACGGAATGACACAAGCACAGGTAGCAAAAGAGATTGGCATGAGCGAGAAGACATTCTGCATGAAAATGAAATCTGGTAAATTCGGCCTGGATGAAGCCGACAAAATGATCAAGGTTCTGAATATACAGGAACCTACCAGATATTTTTTTGCAGACACAGTAGCTTGATAAGCGACAAAGGAGTGGAAACCATGAAGAAGCACATCACAGCAGCTGTTGCACTGATCTGCATCCTGTTCGTCGTGATCTGCGCGACGCACTGGCCGGCGCGAAGAGCCTGGGCCTACACCCAGAACAGCCGGCAGATCAGCTACGAGATCGGCGAGGAAGTCGAGTGGAACGGAAAGATCTTCCGGTGCGAGAAGTGGGACGACGGATCCATGGCCGTGATGGTACCGCCGGAAGCGAATCCGGATTGGTGGGCGTAGGTACAGAAGCCATGATGCCAAGACGCAGAAGGCGGAGGTCGGCACCGCTGCCGGAGCCGGCGGTCTACTACGACCGGGAGGACAGCAGGTACCCGGACAGGGTGAGACTGAGCTTCCCGGACGGACACACGGAGATCTACGACAGGCGGGTGAACCAGCCAAGGCCGGACAGATACCTGAACTGGCAAGGGAGGAAGCCATGAAGTGCAAGCAGTGCCCGGAGGGGCGGAGGTTCGCCAGGGGAAGCGTGGAGTGCCTGCTTTACGGCTTCATTATCCGGGAAGAACACGAAGGAACGCGGGAGGGATGCAAGAGACATGAAAACGGAGATCTATACGAGCTTGCAGAAGCCGAACCACAAGAAGACGGCTGGGATGCTATTGACAGCCTGCCGGGAATTCTATCAGAAGCCTGAAAACGAAAAAGCCTTCCGGGAATGGAAGGAGCAAAGGAGTGGAAAACATGAACGAGCGGTTTGAACTGAGGATGGACCATCCGAGCCTGGTGGGCGCGAAGGTCGCCATGGACAACTGCCTGAAGGCGATGGTCAGCAAGGCGGTGGAGACCAGGAGCATGGAAGGGACGGCCACACTGAAGATCAGCATGGAGATCTTGGACGTGCTGAACGAGGACACAAAGGAATGGGAGAAGAAGCCCAGCATCAAGTTCAAGGTGGGCTGGAGCGTGCCGATCAAGAACAGCGCGGAAGGCAAGCTGATGGACATCTGCGACGGGCAGCTGGTGCGGAACCCGGAGGGGAACTGGTGCCTGATCAATAACCAGGTGAGCATGGACGAACTGATGGGAGGCGAGGATGAATGATTCCATGGGGATGGTTAATAGCAGCGTTTGTCCTGGGCAAATTTGTCGGGATCGCTGCAATGGCGATACTGTTTGCCAGCTGGGACAAAGTGAAAATCAAAAAGGCCGCTGATGCTGGCACATCAACGGCGGACCGTGAAACGGTCAGAAAGGACTTCTTTCTATGAGTAAGTATATCAAACCTGAAACAAAAGGGGGCGATCATCGCCGGGCTGGTATGGGCCGGGATCGAGAACAACAACCAGGCGCCGGAGTGGCCGGCGGCTGTAACGACGCACCCGATGGCCAACGCGCACATCAGCTGGGAACAGAGCTTTCATGGAGGTGCCTGGAATGAATGAGATCACGATGATACCGGTGGGGCTGCTGGAGCACCACCCGGAGAACCCGCGGAAGGACCTGGGCGACCTGACGGAGCTGACGGCCAGCATAAAGAAGAACGGCATCATGCAGAACCTGACGGTGATCGCGGATCAGGAGACAAGCAAGTACCTTGTGGTGATCGGGAACAGGCGCCTGGAAGCAGCGAAGGCCGCGGGACTGATTGAGCTCCCGTGCGTGGTGAAAGACCTGGATCACAAAGAGCAGATCAGCACGATGCTGGAAGAGAACATGCAGCGGCAGGATCTGACGGTATATGAACAGGCGCAGGGCTTCCAGATGATGATGGACCTGGGATACACGGCGAAGGAGATCGGCGAGAAGACCGGCTTCAGCGAGAAGACGGTGAAGGACCGGATCAAGTTCACCAAGTTCAACCAGAAGCACTTTGAGAAAGCCGTGCAGCAGGGCGCAACGCTGATGGACATGATTGAGATCAGCAAACTGGAAAGCAAGGCGGACCAGAATAAGGTCATGAAGGAAGCCGGGACAAACAACTTCCGGCGGACGCTGATCAGCAAGCTGGATGAGCAGACGTACAGAAAGAACTGCGAGAAGCTGGGAAAGATCGCCAGGGAAGAAGGCCTGGAAGAACTGCCGAAAGACGTAAACACCTGGAACACATGCGACAACCTGGGACAGTGGGCAAGCACGGAAGACAGTGAGGATAAGATCCGAAAAAACATCCGGAAGATGCTCAAAGAGAATAAGGGTGTCCAGGTACTATACAGGTTCAACAAGTTCTGGAACAGCGCGGAGGCATCAATACAGTGTTACAGGATGAAACAGAAGAAAGAGGACGAACTGACGCCGGAGCAGGAGGAAGAGAAAGAAAAAGAGCGGCAGGAACAGAGAAGGAGACGGACGGTTAAGAAGCTCTGGGCGGAGGCTTACCGGCTGCGGGTTGACTTCATCCGGAACTATACGGTGACGAACGGCTTCGGCATGACGACGATCGGAAAGCTGATACTGAAATACAGCCTGAGGCAGCAGAACAACTGGAATCACAAACTGCCGGAGAACCAGCACTGGAAAGAAAAATACATCAAAGAGGTGCTGGAAATCAAACAGGAGGAATACGAAGAGACAAAGAGCCTGTTTGAACTGATCGAAGAGCGCGGGATCCCGCAGATCCGGGCGACGATCGCCTGGATGATGGGCGGCGGAGTGTTCGATAGCGACAACCCGGAGTACGGGCTTTTCAACTACGACGGTCGGTATCTTGAAACGGCGAACGGCATGATTCAGGAGAAATATGAATTTCTGCAGGAGATCGGATACGTGATGAGCGACATGGAGAAGCAGCTGCTGGACGGCACCCATGAGTGTTACAAGGGATGACCATGATGGCAGAGTTAAAACCGTGCCCGTTCTGCGGGAAGGAAGCAAAAACAATGAATTTGACAGGTGATCTATTTATTGTTGGGTGTGATGATAATCCGAACTGTCCGGGACACATTGGGAAATGCGCACCAGCATATTACACAGAAGAGCTTGCGATTAAATATTGGAACAGAAGGGCCGGTGATCAGGAATGATTCTATTCTTTCTGTTTTGCCTGTTCATCCTGTGGGCATTGGACGACTAAAGGATGGTGACAAGGAATGAAAACGACAGTAAAGATTATCGGCCTGATACTGTTAACGCTTGCCGCCGTTGCATTTTCGCTGGTGGTAAGCAAGTGGATATGGTCCTGGGACATCCCGGAATGGGCCAAGGTTCTGTTGATCTCTAACTAAACAAGACGACACCGTGAAGCGGCGGAAGGAGTGGAAAAACATGAAGAAGCTGGACGTGAACCAGGAGCTCTGCAGGAAGGTGCAGATCATGCTGGCCGGGGCGAAGATGGGCGAGGTCGCGGAACTGCTGGGGATCAGCAAGACCACGGTGAGCCGGATCAAGGCAGCGGGGTTTGACCCGGAACAGTACGCCAGGAACACACAGAAGCGGGTGGAAGAGGAAAACAAGGCCGAAGCGGATCCGGATCCGGAGCAGGTGGCAGGGCAGATCTGCATGGAACTGCAGCCGGCGGAGGAACAGAAGCCGGCAGAAGAACCTGATGCTGAAGATCTGCAGACGAAGATGATGCGGTTCCTGGGTGGAAAGTTCGGCGGAGTTGAAAAGGCGGAAGGGTTAATCGTCGAGAAGCTGGACAAGATCATCGACTACATGGCGCAGATCCTCCGGAAGCTGGATGGGTGATCAGGATGGCCGAGTATGAGATCGAGCGGGTGTGCCCAGTATGCGGTAAGCACTTCGATGTGCTGTACAAAGAGCTGTGGGCATACAAGAAGGCCAGGGCAAAAGGCGGGTACGACTTCTACTGCACATGGAAGTGCCTGCGGGAAGCCGAAACGAACAAAAAGCAGAAGCCGGAACCGCAGAAGCGGGAGAACAAAGAGCGCCTGCAGGTGCTGGTGGAGCTGATGGCCGCGGTGAAGGACGGCCGGAACGCATACGACTATCTGGAAGGAATGGGATACGCGGATCCGAAGGACACACTGCGGAGATTGAGGATCACGGCGAAGAAAGACGCGCCGGAGATCTACCAGTGGATGGAGCAGAACGGTCTGCTGGACATGCGAAAAGGACACAGCGGAAAAGGAGTGGACAAAATGAGTCAGAACAAGCTGACGCGAGAACAGAAAGGCAAGGCGGTGGACATCGCCATCCAGGGCGGAGATCCGCTGGCATATCTGAAGGAATGCGGGGCAAAGAATCCGACCGCCGCCTGGTGGTACATCAAGAAAACACTGGCGACAAAGAACCCGAAGCTGCTGGAGAAGATCCCGGAGAAGATCGGGACGGTGCTGAATGAAAGCGGGCAGGTGGCAGCAAGGGTTGAGATCGCAGAGAAGCTGCCGCCGGAAGCGGTGGCGGAGGTGCCGGAAGCGGATCCGCTGGCCGGGTTTGTGGCGTATGACCCAGGCGTACCGGAAGGCGACAAGACGGCGCACCAGGGATTTAAAGTGACGGAACTGGAAAAGACAGACGACGGAGTGCGGTTTGTGATGAGTATTCCGCCTGAACAGGCGGAGCAGATGGACAAAGTGCTGAAAGACATGATGGATCCGGAGCGGGATGCACTCTGCATGAGCCTGCACAATCCGCCGAAGGAAAACAGGATCAGATACACGGTGATGAGCATCAAAACGAAGGTCGGGACATTTTCTATAAACGAAGAAACAGAGAAAATCAGCTGGTCAGGCGGCGCGTCATGCACGGTGATGCATAAAGAAGATTGGGAAAACCTGGCGGAGGTCCTGCCGCAGGTTCTTGAGATCCTGGGGGAGGTGAACTGCTGATGGATGAATACGTGATCGGCTTCCAGGCGTTTGGCAGCCACATGGCATTCATCTCTGAAGTGCTGCCGGGAAAGGACGGAGACAAGGTGTACATCTACGGCACGAACACAAAGAAGAAGGCCATGAAGTTCAGCTTTGAAGAAGCGGAGCAGATTGTAAAGCAGTCGAAAATGCCCGACGTGACCATGATGAAAGCGTGAGACGATGGCAAAGGAAAATAACCAGCTGGATGAAAGGATCTGCCCGGAGTGCGGGCGGGCATTCATATTCCGGGATCAGTGGGCGTACAAGCTGATCAAGAACAAGCGCGTGGTGAACTACTGCAGCTGGACTTGCATGAGGAAGAACGAAAGGAACAGAAGCAATGAAAAACTGCAGGAACTGCGGGGCACCGTTAAGAGAGAGAAAAGACCAATGTGAATATTGCGGATCAGTTGATTGGGCACAAAGAAGACTGAACGAATTAGACACAGCGATTCTTGTGAGCAAAGGTTTGATAACAATAAATGAAGCCAGGACGGTGCTCTACGCGGACGATATGCCGATAGAAATAATTGAAGAGAGGGAAAGCAAATGGATGGACTGAGATACGTACTGAATAAACAGCAGATGCAGTACCGGATGCGGATGCTGTACCTGGCGCAGCGGCTGCGCTGGGGATGGATGCTTCCGCGGTGGATGATGCGGGGACGGAGGTAACGGAATGACAATATATATGAAAGACGGCGTGGTGGCACATGTCGACGGGATCCTGAGAACAGACGATCAGTTTGAACCGTACACAGGAGAAAAGCCGGTGCTGACGGCAGATTTAAGACGGACTGACGGAATGATCTGTATATACCAGCGAGCAAAGGACGATTCAAAGGTAAACAGGCTGGTGATCAACAAAGACAACGTGCTTTTTATCGACTTTGAAAACGAAGTGGATGGAATGGACTACAGACCTTCGGTAGCGGTCTGGAGGAACAAATAACTTCCTATTGAGTGCGGTTGGATGGAAGGAGTGGAGAAAATGCCGAAAGGCGGGAGTGTTGATGAAGCAATTTTCAGAAAAATAGACAAGAAGCTCAGAGAAAACTATGGACTTATAAACGAGACAGCCAAAGACACAGGCTGGGGAATCAAAACAGTGTCGATGACGAAGAGGGCAAAAGGAAGCTATGAAAAGTTCCTGGAGTTAAGAGCTGAAAGCACTGAAAAGAGAAGGAGAAACGGTTACAAACCGAAACAATCAAGCACATTTCAAACGCCGGAACAAGACATTCATGACCTTCTGCGGGAAACACAGTGCATAAAAAGCATGATGAGCAGGCTGTTGGAGTCGCTGGGGGTCAAGTAACTAGATCTTCTTATTAAAGAGGTGATGATATTTGGAAGCATGCTACACATTTACAGTAAAGGAAAACCTGAGCGGAAAAGAGATACAGAAAGAGTTCGGCGACATATACGCAGCGAGAGACAAGGTACGCAGATTTTTAACCAGGGAAGACGCGAGCATTATACCGTTGGAGCAGCTGAGCCGTGAAGACGTGGCCTTCTTTGAAAACAGAGAAGAAAAAGAATACGGATACGTAGACTTGGAGCCGCACGAGAAGCCGTTCAGCCTGGAAGACATACTAGTCGACTTCAAGGTGGACATGGCGAAGGCGACGGTGACGGCGAAGAAGCTGTACAGGTTCCAGGGAAAGTACTTCATGAAAACGCGGGAGTACAACATGAGGAACTACGGCAAGACATGGAGAGCCTGGGACGCAGTGCCGAAGGAACACTACGTATGGTGAGGAGGTGACTTCTTCATATTATATGCAATCCGGATTAAGGAAGGCAGAGAGCTTCCATCCGGATATTATGCCGGGGACGGTTCGCCTGCTGGTTCAACTCCAGCACCTGGCACCACACGGGCCAAGCCCGAATACAGCCAGCAGGAGCTGAGATCCTGCAGAACGTTTCAGCATATGGCAGGCCGGAAAGACGGCCAGGTTCCCGGCGGAGGGCGGCTCCGCGAAAGGCGGGATGGGATCCGCACTGACAGGCTTGTATGGAGTATTAACTGAAAGCATATCGTGATCAGGAATCGAAGCTGATGGCGATGGCAGCGGGTGGGTGCCGGGCGGGTGCAAACGCCGCCCGGCTTGGACAAGCAGGAGGACGGCATGAGCTGGGAGTACGAAGCGTTGTTTGATGTGCCGGTGATGGCAAGCCAGACGGATCTGATGAGCTGGATGGAAGAAGGCGAGCGGAAGCGGCAGACGAACATCCGGGTCGGGCAGATGGGATATCAGACCAAAACAACGATAGCCGGACCGCGGCTGGAAGCGGAGGTTTACCCGATCTTCGGAAGAGACACTTCAGCAACGCTCCGGAGAGCAAAGAAAACGAACGTGACACCGGAGAAGGTGCAGAGGTTGAACAGGGAGAGATCAATCAGGCATCTGATCCAGCTGGCGGACGCGAACTTCAGCGAGAAGGATATCCACCTGACACTGACCTACCGGAACGCACCGACCTACGAGAGGGCAAAGAAGGATATGCGGAACTTCTGCCTGCGGCTGAAGAGGGCCAGGGAGAAGGCGGGGTTGCCGGAGCTGAAATACATCTACACCATCGAAGGCGACGACGACGGGAAGAAAGAGCGGATCCACATCCATATGCTGACAAACGGGGACATGGACAGGGCGGAGATTGAGCGGATCTGGGAGAAGGGCTGGGCGAACGCGGACAGGCTGCAGCCGGATGAAAACGGGCTGGAAGCAATAGCGCGGTACCTGGTGAAGCAGCAGAAGAACAGGCGGAAGTGGTGCGCAAGCAGAAACCTGGATCAACCGACATGGCGGACAAGCGACAGCCGGTGCAGCCGGGGACAGGTGAAGCGGATCGCGTTTGACATGAAGAACGAAGCGAAAGCGCAGATGGAGAAGATATATCCTGGGTACCAGTTCGTAAGCTGCCAGGTGAGATACAGCGACATTGTCGACGGGGCGTACATCAGGTGCATTATGAGACGGATGCCGGGAAGGGGGAAGCAGAATGACAGACGTTGAAACCCTGCAGGAGTGCAGAGTGGCCACACTGGAAGAGAGGGCGCTGTCCAGGCAGATCGACAGGCTGGCTCTGATCTGCGGGCCGAAGGGCGTGGGCTCGCAGGCGCTTGAGCCGGCAGGAGACAGAAAGACGAACAACGCCACGGCCGGACAGCTGCAGCAGCTGGAAGGGCTGGTGGAGAAGCTGATCCAGAAGCGGGATGAGAACCTGGAGATCATTCAGAGGGCTGAAAGGATCATCGAGCGGATCATCAGCCGGAAGGACAGAGTGGTGATCCGGTGCTACTATGTCGAAGGCCAGAGCGAGTACGACATAGCGCAGGAGATGGATATGAGCAGGCAATGGGTGAACACCAGAAGGAACCTGGTGCTGGATGAACTGGCGCTGCCGAAAAGAAAATTTAAAGGCAATGGCCAAAGTTTATTGAAATGGCTATGAACCGCGAAGAAAATGATAGTGTGAACTTCCGCGGGAAAGAGAAAGGCTTCGCGGAAGATTTTTATAAGTCTCAGAAGTGGATGGACTGCGCAAGAGGATACAGGAGGACAGTCGGCGGGCTTTGCGAAAGGTGCAAAGCGAAAGGGCTCATTGTTCCTTGTGAAGAAGTTCATCACAAAATCAAGCTGACTCCTGAGAATATCAACAAGCCAGAGATAGCATTGAACTGGGACAATCTTGAAGCATTGTGCAAGGATTGTCACTTAAAAGAACACAGAAAACAAAGGCGCTGGAGAGTTGACGAAGACGGGAACGTGATCCTTTAGGGCTCCCCTTGGGTCAAAGACATGGCGGATCCGGCCCGGGTCGGGCCGTGCCATGCGAAAAACCGCTCGCGGGCGCGCACGTAGTTTTTGGATTTTCGGTTAAAAAACAGACGGTCAAAAAACAGCGAAAAAACGGGCAAAAGATCCGGCTTCCATGGCGGTGGAAGGCCGGTTTTTTGATAGACTTCTCCGGACTTCGGCCAGGGTGGGAACGACTTCGGCGGAGGGGCGGAGAGCTGCACATTACATTTTTTTGAACAGGCCGAAAAGGCGACGGCGGGGAGGCGCCGGGAAAAGGAGTGGAGCATGGGTAAAGCAGTGGAGCTGCGCGAGGTGGAGATTGCGGCGCTGAAGCCGTATGAGCGCAACGCGAAACAGCACAGCAAAGAACAGGTGGAGAAGATCAGCCGGAGCATCCAGGAACTGGGCTTCGTGAGTCCGTGTCTGATCGACAAGGAGATGAACGTGATTGCCGGCCACGGCCGGATCATGGCGGCCAAGGCGGTCGGCATGGAAAAGGTGCCGTGCGTGTTCATCGAGGGCCTGACGGAGGCCCAGAGGCGGGCGTACATCATCGCGGACAACAGGCTGACAGAGCTGGGCGAGTGGGATATGGACATCCTGCAGCAGGAACTGGCAGACCTGGCTAATTTTGATTTTGACATCAGCGTGACAGGGTTCGACACGGATCTGCGGTTCGACGACAGCATGGCCCAGATCCGGGAAGACGGATGGACCGGAGAAGAAGTCACGGTGGCGGAGGTACCGAAGAGCAAGGTCGGCGACATTTACCAGCTGGGAAGACACCGGCTGATGTGCGGAGACAGCACCGTGCCGGAGATGGTCGAAGAGCTGATGGCCGGCGAGATCGCAGACCTGGTTGTGACGGATCCGCCGTACAATATCGGCCTGGGCGGCGAAGACAGCGGAGCCGCGCAGAGCATGGACGAACTGTCGATCCGGAGAAAGCGCCAGGAGGACGGAGCGTTCCTGCTGAACGACAACCTGGACGAACAGGAGTTTGTGGACTTCCTGACAAAGGCCATGAACAACGCCCGGAATGCACTGCGGGAGGGCGGAGCGTTCTACGTCTGGTACGCGACACGAACGACAGAGCAGTTCCTGGTCAGCATGAGAAAAGCCCAGCTGGAAGTGAAGCAGATCCTGATCTGGGTGAAAAACCACTTCACCATGGGCCGTCAGGATTACCAATGGCAGTATGAACCGTGCCTGTACGGATGGAAGGAGGGCGCAGCGCACTACTTCCTGAACAGCCGGAAGCAGAGCACGGTCATTGATGAACCGGTGCCGGATCTGAAAAAGATCAAAAAAGCCGACATGGAGAACATGCTGAAGGAGATCTACGAAGGCGACACGCCGAAGGACGTGATCCGGGAAGCCAAGCAGAACGTGAGCGACCTGCATCCGACCATGAAGCCGCTGAAGCTGATCGCAAGACAGGTCCGGAACAGCAGCCAGCCGGGAGAAAAGGTGCTGGACCTGTTCGGCGGCAGCGGTACGACGCTGATCGCCTGTGAGCAGATGGACCGGCAGTGCTTCATGATGGAATTCGATCCGCACTACGCCGACGTGATCGTGGCCAGGTGGGAAAAGATGACCGGGCAGAAGGCTGTGAAGATCTCCGAGTATACCGGCGAGGAACGCAAGGCGGCATAAGGAGTGAGAGGATGGCCGGGAGAAAGCGCGTCGTAAAGAACATGAGCCTGCAGGAGCAGGCGGAGGAAATACTGCGGAGGGCGACGGAGAAAGGCGTCAGCAGTAATTTCTTCTTTGTGACCACGTTCAAGCGGTACCAGGTGCAGCTGAAGATCCTGGCACAGCTGGAAAGCAGTATCCGGGAACACGGGGCCACGGTCGAAAAGACCTACGTGAAGGGACGGGCCAACCTGGCCACGAACCCGGCAATCACGGAATACAACAAGACCTGCACCGCGGCAAACAGCACGGTGAGCACGCTGATCCAGATCATTGACAAGCTGAGTGAAGCACAGGAGAAGCAGAGCGGCCTGATGAAGTTCATGCAAAGCCTGGGTGACGACTGACCATGAAGAAAAAGGCGGTGGCGGAGGCTCCGGAAGCGAAGAGCTACATTCTGGAGTATTACCAGGCAATCACGGACGGGAGCGTCACGGTCGGCAAGTGGATCCGGATGTGGTATCAGCTGATCGTGGACGGGCTGCAAAAAAAGAAGTATTTCTTCAGCCAGAAGAAGGCCAACGCGGCCATCAAGTTTATTGAGACCTTCTGCCGGCACCATGAAGGCGAGCTGGCGCCGGGGAAGATACGGCTGGAGCTGTGGCAAAAAGCGCTGATCAGTGTCATCTTCGGGATTGTCAAAGAGGACGGCACGCGGCAGTTCCGGGAAGTGCTGGTACTGATCGCCCGGAAGAACGGCAAGAGCTTACTGGCCGCGGCGATCAACGCATACATCTTCTACCTTGAACCGGACTACGGCAAGCGCCTGTTCATGGTCGCGCCGAAGCTGGACCAGGCACGGATCGTCTATGACGCGCTGTATCAGATGATCCTGAAAGAGCCGGAGATGGCGGAAATCACCCAAAAGCGCCGGACGGATCTGTACATCGAAGAGACGAACAGCAGCGCGAAGCCGATCGCCTTCAGCGAGAAGAAAAGCGACGGCCTTAACCCGAACCTGGTCACATGCGACGAAGTGGCTGCCTGGAATCCTCCGGAGCAGAGCTTAAAACAGTACGAGGTTCTGAAAAGCGCCATGGGCGCACGCCGGCAGCCGATGATCCTGAACATCACGACGGCCGGGTACATCAACGAGGGCATCTATGACGAACTGATCGCCCGCGCAACAGCAGTCATTAACGGAACGAGCCGCGAAACGCAGTTCGCTCCGTTTTTGTATATGATCGACGACGTCGAAAAGTGGAACGACATCAACGAGCTGAAGAAGTCCAACCCGAACATGGGCGTCAGCGTGACGGTGGAGTATCTGCTGGAAGAAATCGCCGTGGCCGAGAACTCCATCAGCCGGAAGACTGAGTTCCTGGTCAAGATCTGCAACATCAAGCAAAACGCGACAAACGCCTGGCTGACAGCCAAGGACGTGAACCTGTGCTTCAGCGAAACCGGAAAGACGCTGGAGGACTTCCGGCACACCTACGCGCTGGCGGGCATCGACCTTTCACAGACAACAGACCTTACGGCCATGACCATCCTGATCCAGAAAGACGGGACGGTCTGGTTCTTTGTGCGGTTCTTTATGCCGAGGAACAAGCTGGAGGACGCGAAGGCCAGGGACGGGATCCCGTACGACAAGTACGTGGAGCAGGGCTATCTGATCCTGAGCGGCGAGAACGTTGTGGACTATCACGACGTGGAAAACCTGTATCAGGAGCTGGTCCGGAAGTATGAGATCCTGCCGCAGAAAAACGGTTACGACCGGTACAGCGCAGCATACCTGATCCAGGACCTGGAGAGCCAGGGATTCCACATGGAAAGCGTGATCCAGGGCAGCAACCTGACCGGCGTCATTATCGACACGGAAGGCATGATCCAGGACGGAAAGCTGAAGAGCGCGGAAGACAACAATCTGATGAAGATCCACATGATGGACAGCGCCATGCAGATGTATGAGGACAACCGGCGGAGGCTGGTCAAGGTCACAAGCCGGGCGCACATCGACGGCATGGCCGCACTGCTGGACGCCATGACGATGAGACGGAACTACTACAACGAGCTGGAACAGCTACTGCGGAACGAGAGAGGGAACAGCTGATGGGACTGATTGATAGCATCTTCGGGAGGAAAAGAAAGCCGGCAGAGCTGCCGACCACGTCGGTGGAGACCTTTACGGCCTACACGCCGCAGTTCACTTCCTGGGGCGGGCAGATCTACGAAAGCGCCCTGGTGCGGGAGTCCATCTATACCAAAGCGCGGCACATCATGAAGGGTAAGTTTACGATGCAGGGCAGCGCGAAGCGGAGCACCTACAACGCGGTGAAAGTGAAGCCGAACCCGTGGAGCACGTGGCCGGACTTCCTGGAGAGGTGCAACAACATCTACGAGACGCAGAACAGCCTGATCGTGATCCCGCTGCTGGACGACCTGGGCGAGACAAAGGGCTTCTGGCCGGTTTTCCCGTCCGGGGCGGAGGTCCGGATGGCGAACGACCGGGCGTATCTGGTGTACATGATCCGCGGAAGAAAGATGTCCATGGAGCTGGAAAGGTGCATGATCATGCGCAAACACCAGCTGTACAACGACTTCTTCGGCGAGAGCAACGCGGCACTGGATCCGACGATGGAGATGATCCACACCTTCGAGGAAAGCATCCAGGAAGGCGTGAAGGCGGCAGCCAGTTACCGGTTCATGGCCCAGGTAACGAACTACATGTTCGACGAAGACCTGGCAAAGGAACGGAAGCGGTTTGACAAGCTGAACTTCAAGACCGGGGAAGGCGGAGGCCTGCTGCTGTTCAACAACAACGTGAAGGACATCAAGCAGCTGGAAGCCGCGAAAAGCCTGGTGGACGAAAAGCAGCAGAAGCTGATCGAAACAAACGTATTCCGGTATTTTGGAACCAGCGAAGACATGATCCTGAACAAGGCCAAGCCGGAAGAAATGTCGGCCTTCTTTGCCGGAGAGGTGGAGCCGTTCTTCATCAAGATGAGCGACGGATTCACGAACATGCTGTTCACGGACCGGGAGCAGATCGCGGAGAACAAGGTGCTGATCACGGCCAACCGCCTGCAGTACATGAGCGTGACCGACAAGGTCAGCATGTGGCAGCAGATGGGCGACCGGGGCGCGATGATGATCGACGAAGGCCGGGAGCTGTTCGACATGGCACCGCTGCCGGACGGAGCAGGACAGCACGCACCGATCCGCGGCGAGTATTACTTCGTGGACAAGGGACGGCCGGATGATAACAAAAACGGCCAGGACGATAACAAAAACGGCCAGGACGATAACAAAAACGGAGGCGAGGAAGAATGAGCCAGAAAGAAATCCGGACGATGAACTTCGAGATCCGGGCGGAGGAAAACGAAAAGCACGGCAAGTTTATCACCGGCCGGCCGATCGTTTACGGCCAGACGATCCAGTACGGATGGCGGAGGGAAGTAATCGACGCCGGGGCGCTGGATTCCAAGACCGACCTGAAGGACGTCAAGTTCCTGATCGGCCACAACACCATGATGGTGCCGCTGGCCAGGAGCCGGAACAACAACGAAAACAGCACCATGCAGCTGACGATCGTTCCGGAGGGCATGGACATCCGGGTGGACCTGGACACCGAAGAAAACCAGGACGCGAGAACCCTGTATTCAGCCGTGAAACGCGGAGACATCAGCGGAATGAGCTTCATGTTCACGGTGGATAAATCTGCCTGGGAAGAAGAGGACACACCGAACCCGATCAGACGCATCACCCACATTGACAAAGTCTTTGAAGTTTCGGCCGTCGCCTTCCCGGCATACGATCAGACCACACTGCAGGCAGCGAGCGCCGATCACGCACCGGAGGGCGCGGAGGATCCGCTGGAGAGCGCACTGCGCCGCGAACTGGAAGAGGTCAGGAATGCAAAAAAAGAAAAAGAGCGCAAAGAAAGAGCGCTCGCGATTATGAGGAGGTAAAAAACCCATGAAGGAAAAGCTGAAGAAAATGAGCAATGACCAGCTGAAACAGCGGGTCGAGGAACTGCGCGGCATCGCGGACAATCCCGAAAGCCGCAGCGCGGAGGAACTGGAACAGCTGGCCGAAGAGCGCCAGATGATCGACGAAATCCTGAACGAGCGCCGGTCCGAAGCCGCCCGTGAGCAGCTGCGCCGGGACAGCGTGGCCAACGGCCAGATCGTGACCGTGCCCGTCGGATCCGCTACGCAGGAACAGCGCACTGCCGTTCCCGGTGTGGACAGTCCTGAATACCGCAGCGCATGGCTGAAGAACATGGCCAGCCAGCTGGGTATCACCCAGTTCGGCGAAATGACCAAGGAAGAACGCACCGCGTTCATCCACACCACGGCCAACACTGACGAACTGGTGCCCACGAACATCATGAACCGGATCATCGAGCTGATTGACAGCGAGTATCCGATTCTGAATGACGCGACACCCAGCTCCATGGTCCAGGGCTTCGGCGTGCCGAGGCATACAGGCATCAGCCAGGGCGACGCTGCCGCGACAAGCGAAGGTGTGGCCAATGACGACGAAGAAGACGCCTTCGACCTGCTGCCCCTGACCGGCGTGGAAATCAAAAAGCACCTGGATCGCACCAGGAAGATGAAGTGGCAGAGCATCAGCGCTTTCGAAGACTGGATCGTGAGCCACATCGCCGATCGGATCGGTGTGGCCAAGGAAGGCCGCATCCTGGCACAGCTGGCTGACGCCACCTACGGTATCGCCGCGGCGAACGTCGGAACCGGCGTGGAAGCCACTGACGCGAACATCCGCGCCTGGTTCGCAAAGATCAAGGGCAAGGGACAGAGAGTCGTGTACGCCAACGCATACACCATCTGGAACATCCTGGCCGGCATCAACGACGGAGCGGGCCACAAGGCATTCATTCCCAGCCCCATGGCCGACCCGATCACCCAGGGCGTTATGTACGGCTGCATCGTGAAGCTGGACGACAACCTGTCTGATAAGGTCATGCTGGCCGGCATCCCGAAGAAGATCCTGGCGAACAACTTCGAGGAGCTGTTCATCCAGAAATCCATTCATCCGAAGACCTTCGTGGAGACCATCGCGGGCTACAGCCTGTTCGACGCCGGTCTTGAGAACCCGCGGTCCTTCGTGAAAGTAACTTTTCAGTAATCGGTGACGCAGCCGACAACAACCCGGACGATGATATCCTGTCCGAGAGTGAGTTGACTGCCTTGACGGTTGCCCAGCTCAAGGAACTCGCCACCGAATATGGGCTTACCCTGACTGAAACCACGAAGGCGAACATCATCGCCGAGATCCTGGAGGATCTGTATCCGAGCAGCCTGAGTGCCATGGCGCTGGGCGAGGTGACGGTGAAGCTGGGATCTACTGCGATCACCGCCGGAACTGACGGCAAGTATGAGATCACCTGGGCCGAAGGTTCCAACAGTGTGACCGTGAAGGTCACGAACGGTTACGAAGGCGAGGTCGACACGACCTACACCATCACCGTAACCGCATCCTGATCTTAAAGCCGGGAGGCTTTGAGATACACCGCCGCCCGGCAGGCAATCCACTCCGCCTGCCGGGTTTATCTTTGACGAAATGAGGGAGGATCCATGCTGAAGGAAGCGATGCTGGGCATCCGCGTGACGGATATGGAATACGCGCCGGACATCAAGCGCCTGCTGATCGCCGGGAAAAGAGACCTGGAGATTGCCGGCGTGGAGATTGACGGGGATATTGTCATCACCATCACGGAGAGCACAGACCAGCAAACCGGCGAAACCACTATCACGGTGAACGATGCGAGCACCATCACCGATGACCTGGTCATCACCGCGCTGATCACATACGTGGGGGCGCGGGGCAACTATGCCGGCAGAGAAGAACGCGAACAGCTGGAGAAAAGCTATCAGCTGCAGCGGACGGACCTGGCCAACGCGACCGGATACACCGACTTCGGAGAAGAGGCGGCGGGAACATGAAAAAGGTCGGAATTGTTTACCTGATCACCGAGAGCCCGGAAGCCCGCGGCGTGCTGGAAGCAGTGACCGAAAAGAAGCGGAAGACCTACTGCGAGGAAAAGAGCCTGGGCACGACGGAGATCTACCAGGCGCGGGCCAGCGGGTTCAACCCGGTATATAAGCTGATTCTGCCGCTGGACTTTGAGTACAGGGGAGAAACCAAGTGCATATACAAGGGCGAACGGTTCAACATCTACCGGGACTACAGCGACGACAAGAGCCCGCAGACAGAGCTGACGCTGGAGCGGGAACGCGGCAACGCTGCAAGGCCGGTACCGGCGCAGGCACCAACACCCACGCCGACACCGGATATGGAGGAAGAAGAGCCGGCCGACGAAACGGAGGGGTCCGAAGATGTTTGACGCACTGGTAAGCGAGCTGCAGAGCATCAACGGAGTAACAATCCAGGAATACGAATTCAAAACCAGACCGAACAGCAACCACGGAACGATTCAGATTGACTTTGAAGCGGAAACCGACAACGGAAGCGACAGGAAGCAGGACAGGGCCTTTGAAGGAAGCCTGGACCTGTTTACCCACGGCAAAGAAATGATGATCGTGGCCGCGGTAGAGACAGTTCTGGAAAACCACTGCAGCGGGAGCTGGTACCTGAACAGCGAGCAATACGAGCGCGAAACAGGACTGATTCACCGGGAATTCGTTTTCCAGATTGAAAGGATGTAAAGAAAATGGCCATGACCATAAAAACGGTCGGCCTGGACGAGGTGATGAGCACACTGGCCAGGCTGAACAAAGACGCGGAAAAGGTCGCGGCCGAATCACTGTATGAAGGCGCCGGCATTATTGCCGACGCTTTTGCCAGCGCCGCGAAAAGCATACGGACGGAGCCGTTCAAATACAAAAAGAAACAGCGGCTTCCGAGCCCGGAAGAGAAAGCGGCCATCGTCGGCAAGACCGGTATCGCAAAATTCAACGCCAACGGCAGCGAGGTCAATACCCTGATCGGCGTCAGCGGCGCGGCAGGGTACGCGGACATCGGCGGGAAGCCGAAGGCCGTGAGACTGATTGCAAGGGCCATAAACAGCGGCACCAGTTTCATGCCGAAGCAGCCGGTTTTCCGGAAGGCCAAGAGCGCCAGCCAGAAAGCGGCGAAAGCGGCGATCATCCGGAAAGCCGAAGAAATGCTCAACGAAATAACCAAAGGATAACAGGAGGGAAGAGACATGGCATACATCGGAATGCGTGATCCGATTGTGGCTCCGGTCGCAACCAGGGTTGACGGCAGCGCAGTTACCTACGGCGCGCCGCTGAAGATCGGCCCGGCAGTGCAGGCGAACATCACGTTCGACATCGCGGACAACCCGGACTACGGCGACGACGTGATTGTCGACAACGACAAGGGCGTGAACGGCTACAACATCACGCTGGAAACCAACGACATCTGCAAAGAAGCGCGGGCGGCCTGCCTGGGCTGGAAGCCGATCACGGACACTTCAACGCCGCCCAAGGTCACCCACTACGAAGTGACCGGCGCGGTGGCGCCGGAAGTCGGCCTGGCCTTTATCCGGGTGAAGATGTTCCAGGGCGTGCGGAAGTTTGAGACCTTCTTCTTCCACGCACTGCAGTTCAGCAACACCGCGGAGAACGCCAGCACCAAGCAGAAGCAGATCGCCTGGAACCATCCGCAGATGAACGGCACCGGTATCGGCGTGTACAACGACGACAGCGGCGACATCAAGTATTTTGACTGGATGGAGTGGGACGAAGAGGACTACGAAGACGCGGTCGAGTGGATCTACGACAAGTTCGGCACCACGCCGCCCAGCGCATCTGCAGGAAATTAAAAACGGACGGGGACCCTTCGCGGGTCCCCTTTCCGGGGTTTTGGACTGAAAGGAGTGGAAAAAATGGATAACCTGATACTGAAGATTGCGGACAAAGAGATCCCGCTGCGGTTCCGAATGAACCAGTTTATCGAGCTGGAGGAAGAATTGGGCAACCTGGGCGAGATCCGGGACATGATCCTGACGGACAAGAAAAGACTGAGAAAGCTGGTGTTTGTAATCCGGGTGCTGGGGCAGGCCGGACTGAAACACGCGGGGCAGGATGCTGAATGGCTGACGGAGGAATGGCTGCTGGAGAACATGCGGCCGCACAGCCTGATGGCCTATCAGATCGCGGTGCTGGGCTGCCTGAACAAGGAGCAGGAGAGCCAGGCAGCCGCCGAAGAGAACGAACATAAAGAACGGGACCTGGTGCTGGAGGAAATACAGGCAAAAAAAGATCCCGTGAATTCACATACCGGCGAGTAATTCACTGGGGGCTGGTCGCCGGACTGACCTATACAGAGATGGGCGAAATGTCGCCCGGAATGATCGTGGACATGTACGTATGGCAAAGGGCCTACGACGATCAACAGCACGACATAAAGAGGGAGTGAACAAAGGATGGCTGACGTCAGCGTAAACGTAGGCGTAACAGGTATATCGCAGTTTAAAAGCGGAATGTCTGACGCGCAGGCCAGTATCAAAGGTCTGGACGCCGCGCTGAAGCTGAACGAGAAGCAGCTGAAGGCCAGCGGGAACGCGGAAAAGGACTTGGCCACCCGGACAGATCTGCTGAACGGGAAGCTGGAAGCGCAGAAAAGGCTGCTGAAGAACGCGGAAGACGCGCTGAAGCAGATGGAGGAAAACGGCGTCCGGAAGAGCAGCAAGGCTTACCAGGATATGCAGCGGCACGTGCTGGAAGCACAGAGCGCAATCATGGACACCCAGACAGACATCGAGAACGTGGGCAAGGTATCCGCGGAGGCCGCAGGCAAGACGGACCAGCTGGGCAAGAGCCTGAGCGGGCTGAACAAAAAGGTCAGCCTGGAGCAGGTGATCAGCACGGTGGACAAGCTGACCGGAGGCATGGAGAAAGCCGCGAAAAAGGCCGTGGACCTGGGGAAAGCCATCTGGGAAAACATCACGGACACCGCCCGGTGGAGCGATGACACCGCAACGCAGGCCATGGTGCTGAACATGGGCATCGAGGAATACCAGCAGTATAAGGGCGTTTTCGATACCATCGGCGAGCTCACCGTGCAGGAATGGCAGAAAGCTAAAATGAAGGTGCAGAGCGCCATCAACAAACCATCTGACGAACAAACGGATATCCTAAAGCTGCTGGGCGTGGACACCCACGAGATCAGCCAGGGTAAATACGGAGCGGTGGAAGGCGCGGCCAGGGACTTTGAAGAGGTTTTCTGGGAGATCGGCAGAAGGCTGCGCGAGAAGGTGCAGAGCGGTGAAATGACACAGGACCTGGCAGACACCTACGCAAACGCCATCTTCGGGAAAGGCTTCGCGGAGCTGAACCCGATGTTCGAGCTGGGCGAGGAAGGATTCCGGGAGGCACTGAAAAAGCAGGTCGTAGCCAGTGAGGAAGCCGTGAAGAAAAACGCGGAGCTGAACGACAAACTGATCGAACTGCAGAAAAGCTATACAGCACTGAAAACAGAGGTTCTTTCCGGGCTGGCTCCGGGACTGACCGGCGCGGCGGACAGCCTGAACAAAATGCTGGCCAGCCTGATGGAATACCTGCAAACTCCGGAAGGGCAAAAAGCACTGGAGGATATGGAGAAGGCCGTCAGCGGACTGTTTGACGACCTGGGAAAGATCGATCCGGAGCAGGTGGTGCAGGGCTTCACCGGCGTGCTTGACAAGGTGGTCGGCGGGATCCAGTGGCTGGACGAAAACAAAGAAACGGTTGTGAACACACTGAAATACATTGTGATGGGATGGGGAGGACTGAAGCTTCTGGGCGGAGGCCTGGAGGTCTTCAGACTGATCCAGGGCATCACAGGACTGGCAGGCGGGGGAATGGCAGAAGCGGCGGCGACAGCCGGAGCATCTGCAGGTACCAGCTGGGGCACCGCATTCGCGGCGGCAGTCATGAAGGCCGCACCGTGGCTGATCGGCCTGTATACGCTGCTGAAGCCAGGCGGAACAAGCGACAGCCTGGGCGACAATACCCTGATTGACGCAAACGGCAATCTTACAAAAGAAGCGGAAGCCTACGGATTCAAAAAGGACGAAAACGGCGAAGTATACCAGGACCGGACGCAGATCATCAGCGAAGCGGCGCAGAAGGCCTGGGATCTTTACCGGGCAAACCAGCTGACACAGGCGGGGATGGAAGAGCTGCGGGCGGCGATCCTGAACGACAACCAGTTTCAGAGCCTTATGGACAGATTCATGGACTTCCGGAACGAAAACGGGGATGGCTGGAAGAACATCGAGGACATCGACCTGACAGAATGGCTGAAGGGCATAGAGCCGCCGAAGGTGCCGGTGGATCCGGAGGCGCCGGCAGACGCCGGGCAGAAGCTGGAAGAAGAGATCGGCACGCTGACGGTGCCGGTTGTTTTTGTGCCATCTGCAGGCGGGGAAAGCGTAAACAACACAAACAAGCGGTTGCGGAACACCCGGAACGGCCTGGGCGGCCTTGGCTTTGCCAACGGCCTGCCGTATGTGCCGATGGACGGTATGTACTTCCTGCACCAGGGCGAGACAGTGACACCGAAGCGGGAAGCAAGCAGAAACTTCTCAAGCAACCTGTACGTGGAAAAAATGGTGATGAATAACGGCCAGGACGCGGAGGGGCTGGCGGGCAGGATTGCCGCGGAGAACCAGCGCGTCATGAGCGGATTCGGGAGCTGATAAAATGCCGCAGAGTTATTTTATCTGGAACAACAAGGACTGCCGGAGCATGGGCATCATTATGCGCGGCCCAGCAGCCATCGTCAGGCCGGAAGAGCGGGTGCAGCATGTGGAAATTCCCGGACGGAGCGGAGACCTGACGGAGCTGGAAGGCGAGAACATCTATAACAGCTATATCCAGACTGTGTCCTTCAGCGTGCGCGGCGGATACCGGGTGCGGGAGATATACAAGTGGCTGCGCGGATCCGGATTCGTGACATTCAGCGGAGAGCCGGACAGAAAGCAGGCGGCGCGGATCATCGGCGCGATCACGCTGAACAGGGTCAGCCGGAACCTGGACAACTGGGCCGGGGAGTGCCAGTTCTACTGTCAGCCGCTGAAGCAGCTGCTGACAGACGACCCGGTGCAGATTACCAGCAGCGGAAGCTCCGTGATGAACACAGGAAACGTGGAGAGCCGGCCGAGGATCAAAGCCACGGCCAGCGGAAGCAGCATGGTGATCACCGCCGGCGGGAACTCGCTGGCGATTATCAACCTGACCAGCGGGCAGGATTATTACATCGACAGCGAGATCATGGAGGTTTGCAACAGCGACCGGTCTGCACTGCTGACGAAGGACAGCCTGGGAGATTTCCCGATGCTGCAGCCGGGAAGCAACACTATCACCGGCAGCGGATGGAGCAAGCTGGTGATTGAGCGAAGGGAGCGGTTCCTGTGATCAGCGTATACGACAAGGGGAACCAGAACTACGACCGGAACGGCAACGCGTTGATCATGCCGCTGGACGGTAAGGTGCGGATGGTGGCCGGAGGGAACTATGAGCTGCAGATGGTCTGCACGATGGATCCGGACGGGAAATGGAAGCACCTGATAGAAGAAGCGATCGTGAAGGCGCCGGTACCGAAAGAGACCATCGAAAACGCGTTCAGCGGCCTGGCGGCAGACGTATATGTAACAACGAGCGAAGCGGCGCTGCGGAGTGGGCCGAGGGAACCGACGACCATCACCTATCCGGGATGGGTAAGCGGGCAGACCTACAGCGTAGGCGCGAAAGTAAGTTACAGCGGCAGGAACTACCAGTGCAACCAGTTTGACCAGGAAAGCGGATACATTATGGTGCCGCCGCCGAACAGTCCATGGTGGAGCGAAATTGCACGGATCTCACCGGGAGACCCGGCACTGGTGAACCTGAAAACCGGAGCGGAGCTTTACTACGTGAGCGGGCCGGTGGACGGGTGGTACACGATGAGCACCACATACGGCCTGGAAGGCTACATCAAAAGTACCCAGGTGGAATACAGCCGGCACCTGACGCCGGAAGAGACAAAGCCGCGGGAGATCACGGAGCAGCTGTTCCGGATCAAGACGGTAAACACGGACACCGGCGCCAGAACGGTGACGGTAAACGCCAGGCACGTGAGCTACGACCTGAACGGCGTGCAGATTGACCGGGTAAAGATTGTGAGAAAGCCGCCGGCGGAGTCGCTGGCATGGATTCAGCAGGGCTTCATGATCGACTACCGCGGGACCATTGCCACAAACATGATCGACAGCGAGGACGCAAGCTACAGCGCGGAGATCAGCGGCAAAAGCGGAATGTATGCGCTGCTGGATCCGGATAAAGGCGTGGTGCCGACCTTCGGCGCGGAGTTCCGGCGGGACAACTGGGATCTGTTTGTGATGGCACAAACCAATACTGACAGGGGCTTCCGGATACGGTACCGGAACAACATGCGCGGCGTACAGTGGAAAAGAGACACCACGAAGATGGTGACGCGCTGGGTGCCGGTGGCCAAGAACGAGGACGGAAGCGACCTGTACCTGGATCCGGTGAGGTGGGTGGACAGTCCGTACATCAACGAATACGAAACCATTTATATGGACCGGCTGAAGGTTGCCGGCCAGGTGGGAAAAGATGACGGAACCGAGACAGACACCAAATGGACGATCCAGACGCTGCGGGCCGAAATGGAAGCCCAGGCGCAGAGTAAGTTCGACGTTGAACACACGGACGAACCGGTGCACGAGATCACAGTGGCCTTCGAGATGCTGGGAGACACAGCGGAATATCCGTGGCTGAAAAACCTGCAGAGCATCCTGCTGTATGACACGGTAGTCGCAATCGACGAAGACCGGGGACTGAGCGTGAGCGTAACGGTGGAAGAGCTGGAATACGACATCGTTAAGAAAAAGATCACCGCCGCAAAGCTGACCAATGTGAAGGCCTACAACGTAAAAAACGTAAGCGGCTTCAACGTGCTGAACAACAGCATCACCGGCGACAAGCTGACGGACGAAGCCGGCGATCAGCTGACAGGAAGGGCCGTGGATATGGCTGTGGAAGAGGCCGGGGATTATACGGACCAGAAAGCGTACCAGACACGACAGCAGGCGGCTCAGGACACGGCGGCCTACGTGGGAAGCAACCACGGATACGGAAGCTTTGAAAACTATATCAAGGCATACTGTGACGGAAGATACGCGAGAGCATAATCAACCGTTATAAATTGAAAAAGCGCGGCAGTTTTGTTATTCTTTATAAGAACAACAAGCTGGAGGCGCTGAACATGAAGAAGTTCCTGTTTATAACGGTTCTGATGGTGATTTTTATCACGGGCGCAATATCAGAACAAACAGACGGAGGGAGAAGCATGGCAGCGCATTATCATCAGGACATTGTGGACATTGACCTGGACTGTGGAAAGATCCACAGAAGTTTCTTGATGCGGACGATTGGCAAAGGGGACAGCAACGCCAACCGATTCGGCGTGAGAGTATTCAGGGGAAACGAAAGCGTTGATCTTACAGGAGTTAGCTGTCAGGGCTACTTCCGGAACAGCCAGGGCGAAAACATCGCGCTGACAAGTTATGGAACGGTAAACGGGAGTACGGCTTACGTAACACTGCCGCAGGCTTGCTACAACTATGACGGTTGTTTTTGCCTTTCCATTAAGCTGGTTGGCGGTGGAATTACTGGCACCATGAGGATTATTGACGGCATGGTAGACAACACAAACACTGGCGGAGCAGTAGCGCCGACCGGAGCCGTGCCGACGTACCAGGAAGTACTGGCATTATACGAAGAAGCAGCTGACAGCGTAAACGTTGTACAGAACTTCCAGACAGGGACAGAATATGGGCACAGCGTTCCGCTGGAATGGATCGACGGTTATCTGGTAAACTGGCAAACAAGCGGAATCTGGGAAAACGCAGACTATAAATATGCGGAGGAAGTGGAGGTTGCACCGAACTGCACATATGCTTTCTCCGGCGTATTCAACAGCGTAAACGGTGTTGCATTCCTGGACAATGACAAACAATTTATCAGCGGAACAAATGAAGAAACATTTACAACGCCGTCCAATTGCAGATATATCAATATCGGCACAAGAAAGATCCCGCCGGATATCAATCCCACACTGACCGTGGTAGGGTACCTTAACGACAGGCTGGAAGAAAGCCAGGACACAACAGATCTGTACACAGATAAATATCTGCCGCAGACAGCATATGAATCTTACGACAGGGTTATCACTCCGGGAGGGGTTGAAAACCCTGATCTGGGAGCAAGGGAATACTTCCACTGCAAACCGGGAGAAATATATAAAGTCAGCGGATATTACTATAACGAGACATATCCGCTGGTAATCTTCTATGCGGCATGGGGAGCAGAAGACGCGGTGAGGCCTTCCTCTTCTGGAGTTTATGAGGATTACACCATCACAGTGCCGGCACACTGCACCAGCTTCTGTGTTCAGGGAAGAAACCACGGTGATATTAAGTGCGAAAAGCGCGTAGAAACGGTAAAAGAAAGTCTGCAGTATATCCAGGAAGAACTGGCAAAGGATGACAACACATCATTCTGGAAAGGAAAAAAGATCGTATGGTTCGGAACATCCATACCGGCGGGCGGATGGTTTGGCTATGAGCATCCCAACTCCTACCCGCAGCAGGTCGGAAGACTGCTGGGCGCGGAGGTTATCAATGAAGCAATCGGGAGCAGCTGCATCCACTGCAAAGATCCGGCCAGAATATCCGCAGACAATCCATACGGATTCAAAAGCGGATTTGAATCGGTTAGCCGTTGCCTGACAAACTCAGAAGAAGAAGCAGACTGGATTGTAGAAAACTGGGACTCTGACATTTTCACGGAAGGACAGCCGGAAGAAATGACGGAGTGGCTGGCAAATAAAATCCATAGTTTCGGATACGAAGAAAAATTAGACCAGTATTTGACACCATCGACTTTCCCGGATCTGTTTGTGTTCGATCATGGCTATAACGATTCATCGGATACAAACAATTACTACGAGACATACGGACGGTACAACCTGTATACCTTCAGGGGCGGCATGAACTTCCTGATCAAGAGGATATTGGATTATAATCCGTATGCGAACATCCTGATCATCGGCAACTACACCACAACGCGGGATGTGCCCGAGATGCAGGACACCGTCGCGAAGGACTGGGGACTGCCGATTATAAAGCAGTGGGAGTACCTGGGCCTGAGCATGACAGAAAATGTGACGGCAAAGGGATACTGGAACAACACAGCAAACGGATGGGTGTGGGTGGAAGACTCAACAGAGCGCACATACTCTATGAAAGACAGGCTGGTTCCGGATCATGTGCATCCATTCTCAAATCCGACAGGAAAATTGGAAGAAAAAATAGCAAAGATGCTGTATCTGAACATTAAAAACTTATACGCGGGATATTAACCGCAAGGCCACACAAGGGCCGCTGAAAACAGCGGCCCTTTGTAATGGGAGGAAATCACATGTTCGCTGATAAGTTGCTTGAAATAGCAAAATGCGAAATAGGCTATCTGGAAAAAAGCAAAGCAGCCGTGGAAGCGGATCCGAGTGTACTGTATGACTTCAAGGAAGGCGCAGGAAGCGATAACTACACCAAGTACGCCGTGGAGCAATGGGAAGAGCGGTACTTCAACGGGAAGAAACAAGGAGTAGCCTGGTGCGCGGTGTTCGTTGGCTGGTGCTTCCTGAAAGCATACGGCAAAAACAAGGCACTGCAGCTTCAGTGCCAGCCGAAAAGCGGAAACGCCGGGGCTGGGTGCGGAGCCGCATCAAACTACTACAAGCAGAAAAACCGGTGGAGATCTGATCCTGAAAAAGGGGATCAGATCTTTTTTACGGACGGAAAAGAGATGACGCACACCGGCCTTGTGGAATATGTGGAAGGGAACAAGGTGCATACCATTGAGGGCAACTGTGACGGCGGTGTGCGGCGGAGGTCTTACGACCTGAACGCGACCAGGATTGCGGGATATGGCCATCCGGACTGGTCGATAATTGAAGAAGAAGGAGAAACAGAAATGGAACAGGCAAAAGTGGTACTGCCCAGCGGGGCAAACGGAAGCACAGTGAACATGAGACAGCAGCAGAGCAAAAGCGCAAAGCTGGTGGACCAGGTGCCGGTGGGAGAAAAGGTCAGGGTGATTGATGATCAGGGCCAATGGTGCAAGGTTGTATATGACAGCAAGACGGGCTGGATGATGTCCAACTATCTGGAGTATCTGGATCAGGACGGCCTGCCGGACACGGATGCAGGCGGATACTACGCGGTAACGCTGACGGTGGAACAGGTGGAGATGATCAACGCGGCGCTGACCACAGCGCAGAATATGATTGATTCCATCGGCAGCATCATCGGCAGAGGGTAAAAAAAGGATGTACGGCGGCGAAATCACCGCCGGTTAATAAGAAAGGAGAAAAAGACAATGGCAGGCTACAAGATCACGAAGGAAGTTGAGGTAAGACCGGGACAGTTCTACAGGGAGTATGCCGGAGCGTCAACCGACGAAAAGCCGATGCACGACGACGAGCGCACAGGCAACCTGGCCTCCGAAGCAGACACCGGAGACGTGTATATGTTCCTGGAAGGCCAGCCCGGAACATGGAACAAGTTCTGCGCCATGGGCGGTGAGGGCACATGATCAGACAGGACTGGTCAACGCTGAAGAAGCTGATGTTTATGAAGGCGGCTGCAGGCGGAGGATCTGCAGCCGTTGAGCGGATCGCGCTCGGCAACCCGCTGACATTCGGAACAGACCTCGCGAGACCGCTTGTATCGCTCGAAATTCCTTTCACACCAAAGCAGACTGGAACAGGTGACCCGTCCCCGTCTAACATCCGTCCTATCCTTCCGTGGAACGGGTTGACGGTTTTCGGCGGTGGGAAGAATCTGTTCAACTCTGACAGGACAAGAGGAACACCAAGCAATACAGATCAATCAGCGTCAACTAAAAGAACTTTTGACGAAAGCAAGTTTGTAACAGGTTTGTCATCTCAAAATGACTACAACACAAACCGAATATCGTCTTATGATTTGACAAACGGTGTGCTGACTTTTACAGCCACAAGATCAACGTATGGCATTGGTTTTCCTGTTTCCCTTGTTGCCGGATCATATACGTTAAAATCTATATTTAACGGCAGATTGATTACTGTTGCAACATATGATTTTGACGGAACATATACCGGAAGAGTAAATCTCAACAGTACGGGGGTCTTTAGCATTGAAAATAATTGCATGGCTGTGATTATTTTCTTTGGTGAAGAAAACACTGAAGCACAGGCAAAAGAAATACAACTTGAAGTCGGTTCTTCTGCCACCGCCTACGAACCGTACAAGCCTATCACCGACACCGACATTGTATTCCCTTCCCCTGTGTACGGTGGCACATTGGACGTAGTGTCCGGTGTGCTGACGGTTGAGTGGGCGGGATTCTCCGCAACATGGGGTGACGGTGAATCCGCAACGGATATGGGTAGCGGAATCACTCGGAAAGTTTATCCAATGGTTGACTATCTGACAACCGGACTTGCAAACAATATGTGTAACATCGCACCATATCAAGCAAGCGAAAGTGCAAATGTACACTTTTATTATTCCGGTAGCGGTTCAACGAACCGAAAGTGCAGACTATTCCTTCCGTCTGACACACCGGACACAACGGCAGTAACGGTTGTAACAAAACTCTCGCAGACCTACGAAGTGCAGTTGACGCCCGCACAGATCACCGCCCTTGTCGGTGATAATACTATATGGTCGGATGCGGACGGGAGCATGACTTGCGTTTATCTTGTATCGAGTAAGTACGCTGAAGATCATCCTGTTGGCGGACTGAGCTCCGGCCTGGGATCCGGACTGCTTGGATCGAATCCGGATCCGGACGAACCGATCGAGGATCCGGAAGTTAATCCGGAAGAATAATCCGGTTACACGAAAAAATCGTGATCCGGATAACACAATGTAACTGACGGGGCGGTGATCCACATTGAAGAAATAAAAACTGAATTAGCCTGGTGCATGACATACGACCAGGCGGACACCTGCCGGGGCGCCAGCGGACGGAAGCTCCGGCAGGTTTGTATATGGTGCCCGCGATATCAAGAACATAGAGGGAGAAGGAAAAAAACGATGTGGAAAAAAGTGATTGAATTTCTGTCAGCGATCGGCGGGGCCATTGCCTCATTCTTCACCACCATGCCTCCGCTGGTTTACATCCTGATCGGCGTGATGTCCATCGACTATGTCACCGGTCTGATCTGCGGGGCGATGGGCAAGAGCAAGAAAACGGAGACCGGCTACCTTGCCAGCCATGAAGCCTGGAAGGGCCTGCTGAAGAAAGGCGTGATCCTGCTGGTTGTTCTGCTGGCAAACCTTCTGGACATCGCAGTAAGCAAGGGCGCAGGCATTACCGTGGAAGCAGTGATGGGAGCAACCTGCCTGTGGTTTATCGCCAGTGAAGGACTGAGCATCCTGGAGAACGTGGCCAGCATGGGCGTGCCGGTACCAAAGGTGCTGATCAACCTGCTGGAGATCATGCGGCAGAAGGGCGACGGCCAGGACAGCAAAGAAAAAAAGAAACCAGAAGCGCCGGAAGAATAACAAAATATAAAAGGAGTGGAGAAAATGAACGATAAAGAAAGAATCGCACAGGAAGAAGTGCCGATGGTCGAGCAGTACAAGGTTGAGTCGTCACTGGTTCACGCGAGCAAAACGCGGAGGGCTGCGGTGATCATCAGCATCCTGGCCACGGTCTGCATTCTTGCTTCCATTATTGGAAACGTGGTGATCGTGGAAATCTTCACATCGAAGTATAACTCCAGGACAAAAGACTGGATCGAGCTGGCCAAGGCGCTGGCCAACAAAACGGCGGTGACGGAGGTGGATAATGCTTACACCGAAAAGATGGAGCAACTTTCGCTTCCGTGAAATTGTGGAGGAATACGTCCACAGCGAAAGAGACAGGAAGATCCTGATCCGAAAGTACTGCGACAAAAGGACGATCAGCCAGGTGGCGGAGGAATTTGAACTATCGGAGACAAGGATAAAAGACATCATATACAAAGATGGGTTAACAGTATTCAGCATCATGGCGGAGCAAAAACCAAAAGATGACTGAAAGGTGACCAAAAGAGGACCGTTTGCTTTCTGGCAGACGGTCCTCTTTTTTTTTATCATAAAACCATAGAGGAAGGTGAACACATGAGGAACTGGAGAGAGCGACTGGTGAAATGCGGAATACCTGAAGTGACGGCACAGAGAATAATTGATTTTTTCTTCAAGCGCAGGCGGCTGGTGGAGCTGATGGCCTACGTAAGAATGACAGAAGAAGCGACGGGGAATGCTGACAGATGAGCAGATGGGAGATGTACAACCCAAACCCGGAAAACCGAGGCAAGGAAGACTGCGCGGTAAGGGCCATTGCCAAGGCGCTGGGGATCGGCTGGGACGAAGCCTACACAATACTGAGCGCAAAGGGCTTCAAGATGAAGGACATGCCAAACGCCAACGCGGTGTGGGGCGCGGTGCTGAAGGAGCGCGGATTTACCAGGCACACGCTGCCGAACATCTGCCCGGACTGCTACACGGCGGAGGACTTCGCCGAAGCGCACCCGGAAGGGGTGTATGTGCTGGGGTTCGGCAACCACACCGCGACAATCCGGGACGGCCGGATCTATGACAGCTGGGACAGTTCAAAGGAACTGCCGCAATATTACTGGACGAAGGGAGAAAAGAAGAATGGGAATGTATAACGGAGGGTATCCGGGAGCGATGAACATGCCGGGCATGGGCTACGGCTACCCGGGACAGCAGAGCCAGCAGACAGGACTGAACTGGGTGCTGGGTGAAGCAGCGGCAAAAGCCTTCCTGGTAGCGCCGGGGTGCACGGTGGACCTGTGGGACAGGGAAGAAAAGGTGATTTACCTGAAGACCGTGGACGCGGCCGGCCTGCCGAGCATGAAGATCCTGGACTACACGATCCGCGGCGAAGAGAACGCGAAGCCGGTACCGGAATACGTGACCAGAGCAGACTTTGACGCGCTGGCAGAAAAGGTGAAGGAGCTGGCGGCGAAAAAGAAGCCGGCACGGGTGATCAGGGAGGATGAAGACGATGAGTAATCCTTTATTCGGAATGTTAACCGGGCAGATGCAGATGAACCCGATGCTGCAGAAATTCAACCAGTTCAGGCAGATGTTCAAGGGGGATCCGCAGCAGCAGGTTCAGCAGATGCTGAACAGCGGGAAGATCTCACAGGCACAATACAACCAGGCCGTACAGATGGCCAACCAGGTGGCCCAGATGATGGGGATCCGTTGACACGGACGCGTGTAAACAGATCTACACATAAAGAATAAAACAGTAAAATGATTCTTTTCGATCAAGTGCGCATAGATCGATTAAGGATAGAAAAATCGAAAGGAATCAAAAACAATGGCAATCATTGACGAAAACGGCACCGGCACGACCATGCTGGTGCAGCCTGCCGGCTTCGGCGGCGGTAACGGCGGCAATGGATTCATGGACGGATCCGGCTGGTGGATCCTGCTGCTGTTCATCCTGCTGGGCGGATGGGGCAACAATGGACTGAACGGCTCGGGCGGCGGTGTGAGTGGAATGTACCCGTGGATGAACCAGAGCAACCAGATCAGCGAAGGCTTTCAGAATCAGATGCTGAACGACAACATTACCGGCATCCAGAACAGCCTGAACGGCATCAGCACACAGCTGTGCAACAACCAGATGGCGGATCTTGAACGGAGCTTTGCGGTGCAGAGCGCCATGCAGAACTGCTGCTGCCAGACTCAGAGCGGCATTGCCGACCTGAAGTATACGGTGGCCACAGAAAACTGCGCGGACAGGACCCAGTCCATGATCAACACCAGGGACATCATCGACAGCCAGACACGCGGCATCCAGACGATTATGGACAAGCTGTGCGCTCTGGAACTGGACGGCGTGAAGAACCAGCTGGCCCAGGCGCAGCGGGAGAACGTCGGCCTGCAGAACCAGCTGAACATGGCGACTCTCCGCGAGAGCCAGACGGCGCAGAACGCGTTCATTCAGCAGGGCTTTGCAAACGAAGTGGATCAGCTGTACAACCGGCTGAACACCTGCCCGGTACCCAGCACTCCTGTCTACGGCAAAACACCGATCTTCACCTGCGGCGGAAACGGCTGCGGGTGCGGCGGCGCTTTTGCGGCATGACGGGAGGTGACGACCAATGGCAGCGGAATACAGTGCTAATGCCATTCAGACGGTCGCCGCGGGCGGCAGTGTGATCTTTACCGAAAGCCCGGTACCGTGCAACAGGGGCCTGATCTATCACAGGGATGAAAGCGGAGCGTTCCGCCTGGCGTCTCCTACGGCCATGGGCTGCGGATGCCGGCGCGGGTGCTGTTGCATGGACTATCCGACGGCAAACTACCAGGTAGCGTTCCACGCGAATATCCAGATCCCGGAAGGCGGCGAGGTGGAGCCGATCAGCCTGGCCATTGCGATCGACGGCGAAGTGGATGCGAGCAGCATCATGACCATTACGCCGGTGGCGGTGGAAGAGCTGGGCAATGTGGGCGCCGATGTGATCGTGGCGGTACCGTGTATCTGCAGATGCTCCAGCGTCAGCGTCCGGAATGTAAGCACACAGCCGATCCAGGTGGTCAACGCGAACATCGTGTTTGACTTTGCCGGCGTGCGGCAGTGAGGAAGGAGAAAACAATGGACCTGATGAAAGAGCTTTATGAAGCGAAAGAGACCGTCGGCAACGAGATCGGCGATCTGAACAAGAAGATCCGGGCTAACGGCGGAAAGATCACAGGCGCGGACGTGGACATGCTGGACAAGCTGACCCACAGCATGAAGAGCCTTGCCACGACCTGCGCGATGCTGGAAGCCGAGGAAGAAGGATACAGCGGTCACTATATGCCGATGCCGTACGGTTATAGCCGTAACGGTAACGGATACAGCCGTAATGGTAACGACCACAGCGGAAACGGCGGCGGTTACAGCCGGAGATACGGCCGCGAGAGCAGAGACGGTTACGGCTACAGCGGGAAGGGAGACATGACCGACCAGCTGCGCCAGATGATGGACGAAGCGCCGGACGACCTGACCCGAAGAGAGATCCAGAAGCTGATGGAACGGATGGAAAATCAGCGGTAACAAAAAGGAGAGCCACCAGGCGGTGGCTCTCTCTTTTCATCCGGATCAGATTGCGATATGATATATCGAGATCCGAAAGTTCGGATGTAACACTGTTGGTACACCAGACAGCGCGTTATCCGAACTTTCTAACCCTCCTGGGAGAGCTTCCAGCGGATAGCGCTGATTACCTTCCACGTTATTGATTACGATCTTCAAATGATCATCGAAGACATATACGGCATTGATGAATGTTTCGATGATGTGCCGGCGGAGGGTGGGATCCTGCCGGTCGCCTTTTGTGAACTGATGCAGGAAGAAGATCACCCGGTCGCGGTCCATCGTGAACTGATGCAGGAAGAAGATCACCCGGTCGCGGTCCATCAGCTGAGACTGAGAAAAGCGGAGGGTTTCGCAGCTGATCCGCAGCGTCTCCGCGCTGGCTTCCAGTTCGTGCAGCTTCGTGACGGTGGAAGTGGACCAGACGCCGGCCGCGATGGCGTTATTGATATTATCAATCTGCTTCAGGACTTCCTGGCGTTCCGCTTCCATGGCAGCCAGCGGGGAGGACTTGAGCTCTTCTGCCTGCAGGGCCATGACGGCGTCAGCTGTCTTTTCTATCTGATCATCAGACAAAACATAATCCAGAACAAAGTCCACGACGGCGCCTTCCAGATAATCCTTCTGGAGGGATTTTTTATTACAGCCTTTCCGGGCCTTGTGGGCCTGGCAGGTGTAATAGTAATGC